TATCGTGAATAATGGCCGTATCAATACCTAAAACGACAAAAGGGATAGAATCCCCTTTAATATATTTATTCGTTATGTCGTGCTTATAGATAGTATCTATGTGCGTTACTATAATAGGTTCGTTTCCGTTGTACCTTCCGTTAAAGATGAAGATAAGAACTACTGCAATCACTAAAGTAATTACAATGTCTCTCATTACTTAAACTTTTTAGCTGCTTTATAATAATACCTAATCGCGAAAAGTCCAGATGCAATAGCAACCAAACTACCAAAGAATGTTACAAGAGGCTGAATACTTGTGATGCTTATTGCAGCACTCGTAATACTTAGTAGAACTCCAAAGTCAGCTTGACCATTATTGTTTATCATTATACTTCTTTTGCTTCCTCTACTAGAGGATTTTGTTCTGCATTCAATTTTCCTAAAAACTGCAATAGGGGTAAACCATAAATTGTAGGAATCTGATTAATAAATGCTTCTAATTCTTTGATTTGTTGTTCGTTAATTGTTATCATAATATTGATTTTTTACAAATATAAGATTATTCCGTTATAATTATGGATTAGTAAAAGGTAAAGGAGGAGATATAATAGGAGGATTAATTATGTTTGCTATTTGTTTGTCTAATCCTAAGTCTAAAGCAGCCACATCTAATCCATTTTCTAACCAACCACAAACTTGCTCATAAGTCAAATCAGGATAAGCAGTAAAGTCTGTTTCGCTTGGAGTTGAACACTTCATTGCTCCATAATTTGTAACCTCTATTTCATCTTGTTGTGCATATCTTATCCAATGAACAAATGTTACTACGTCTAACATCGTTCCTTCTTGTGGAACACAATCTAACCATTTAATAACCCATTTATAATTTACCATATTATTTTATTTATTTATTTACCCTAATAAATGACCTGAAAATGTATTGTAATCAAGCCCACCTGACATACTAAAAGAGCCACTACCATCTGTATAAATTCTAACTTCAACAGTATCCGCTGCTGCTAAATTTAAAATGTCAGAACCTGATAAATTAGTATCACCTGTATTACCCGTTGGCATATTTGCCATAGTAAAAAGATTTCTAACAGAAGATGAATTTATTACAAGTCTAAAAAGAATGTATGCAGTATCATCTACACCATAAAAATTAATATTTACAGTAAATAAATATTTTCCTGCGACAGGTGCAGTAAATTTATAGGTAGATGTATTAAAATTACCTTGAACATCATACTGCTCATTATTATAAGGTATTGTAGAAGTTACTCCTTTTGTAAGACTAGGATTTGAACCTGAAATGTATGCTTTAAAAGAAACTTGATAGGGTGTTGTTATAATACCTGCATTTGTAATAGTCATACGAGTAGTTGCATTAGTTCCAAATTGTACAGGGTAATTATTTTCATTACCAAAAACTGCTGCATAAGGTGATGAACCAGAATATAAAATTCCTCCAGCACTTCCTTCCATACCCCAAACTAAATTAGCACCTGTATTTGCACCATCAAAATATTGAATACCTGTGGTAGCACCTGACCATTGAAATACTCTACCTGTACTACTTAAATGCAATATAGAAGTTGGCGAACTTAGTCCTATACCTACATTGCCTCCTACTGTTATACTTACTTTTTCTCCATTTGTATTGTCAACAAAAGCCAATCTTCCATCTACTGCTACCCTTGATAATGTCCAATAAAAAGAACTATTGTATTCTATTCTTAACTGATTGCCACTTGTACTTGAAAATATACCTTGCGTTGCCGTTACACTACTAGAGAATGTAGCTGCTCCACTATTCGCTATCGTTAATCTCTTAACAGGACTTGCACCTGTGTAAAAATCAATATCGGTATTAATACCTAAGATAATACAATTATCTTGCGTATAGGTAGTACCATTGCCGACAAACATCTTGAATCTTTCACTAACGCTATTATTCCTTCTTATATTAACTCCTTGATTTGCAGAATCAGTTATGATTAATCTTCCCGTTGCCGAACCCGTTGTGTCTCCTATATATAAATCATTCGTTGCATAAATACTTGTACTACCTTTAATAATTCCCGTTACATCTAAAGGATGAGAAGGAGTTGCATTACCAATACCTAATCTCTTATTAGTATCATCCCAAAAAAAGTTAGTGGCATCTTGTGTAAATTGTCCAGTTGACCTTACAAATGAAACACCACCTGTAGTTTGACTTGCAAGATATTGAACGGCAATATATCCTTCTACATTAAAATCCCAAGTTTGACTTAATACAACACTTGGGTATCTTATAGTAATAGCTTGATTATCCGCTTTTCTAATCATTATTTGATAGTTATCAAAAAATAATTGAGAATACCCCGCTAAAGAACTTGGAGCATTTCCACCACTTGTTAAATTTTTAAATGCAACTGAACTATCCGTTTTGAAATTTAATGATGTATAAATTAAACTATTTGAATTTAAAGTACCCGTTAAAGTACCACCTGCTAATGGAAGATATGTTGAAGCTGCACTAGATGTCGTTAAATAAGTAGAACTATCAATACTTCCATCTGCCTTTAAGAATTCAGAACTTGTTCCACCACTTTTTATAAATGAATTAGCAGTTAAAGAATAGTAAAAAGTAGATGCACCCGATGGACTTATATATAAAGAAGTAATTAAACCTGTTCCACTACCATTAACACTTCTAAATTCGTGTCCTCCTAATATAGTTGATTGACCATAAGAAGTATATAAAGTTTTTGGATTACTTATAATATCATAATTTGAAGATATTATAACACCAACAGGAACGAGTGCGCCTGTATTTGCCCTTAAATCTGCACCACTTGCTGTAATTGTTCCTGAAAATGTAGCACTTGTACCGCTTAAAGCACCTACTAAAGTAATTGCACCCGTTGAATGTGCAATTCTAATTGCTTCAGTAGAAGGTGTATTTGTACCTGTACCTACTAATATAGAACTTACATCAGGTGCTATATAATTTGTAGCAATAGTAAGTCTTCCTGAACTTGGGGTTCTTAAATTAATTGCAGGTATTGCCGCACTTACGATAATTGAAACATCAGAAGAACTTGAATAAGCACCACTTGCTGTAATTGTTCCTGTAAACGTAGCAGTTGTACCACCTAATGCACCAGTAAGAGTACCACCTGTTAATGGTAAATAACCGCTTAATGCAGAACCATAGTTAGGAATATTTAAAGTGTTTGCACTAAAAGTTGCTGCACCACTTGTTCCTGTTGTTGTTAAAGTTATTGTTCCTTGCTTTGAATCAAAAGTTGTCCAATCCGTAGAAGTTAAATATCCATTAACAGAAGTTGTAGCAGCAGGAATAGATATTGTATTTGTAGTTCTTACTAAAGGGCTAGAAAAAGTTAAAACACTTTCTTTACTATTGAATGTACTCCAATCCGTAGAACTTAATTTACCAGTATTTGCAGCCGAAGCCACAGGTAGATTAAAAGTATGAGTAGCTACACTTGAAACAATAGCAAAGTCTGTTCCACTTGTTCCTGTGCCAAAAAATTGTACTTGTCTTGTTAAGCTATTTAATGTAGTCAATCCCTTAGAAAAGGTTGTAACTATTTGACACAAATGATTATTCTCAGTATGTAAAGTAACTGTTCTTGTATCTACATTTACATATATTCTAACTGCTATTCTATCTGTTATAGTTAAGACAGCAGTAGCAACTGGAATAGCAAAATAATAAGCACTTAATGTAGTTCCATTAGTTAAATACTCTGGTATTGATTGACTACTTCCTAATAAAGTAAAAGTTGTGCCATCGTACTTGTAAAGTTCTGCATAAACATAAGGATTGTGAGCATTAGAGTTTACACTAAAATAAAACTCACAATTAAAGTTTCCAGCAGGTACTTCCAATAAAGCAGGGTCATTAGCATCGGTAATATAACTTGCTATGTAACCATCAGCCGAAATAGTAACATCAGTTCCAGCACCACTGATAGGAGTTTTACTTAATTGTTTATAAGCAACCCCTCCTATTGTACCTTGACTTACACTTGTATTAAGATAATAAGAAACCGAACTACCTCCACCTGTTGATGTAGGGAAATCAGCTAAAGTACCATCTCCTCTAACATATTGTGAAGCATCTCCATCCAATGCAGTTATTACACCACTATTAGCTACTACTGGACCTTGTATTGTCCTAATCTTTGCTGCTCCTGATATTTGTAATTGATTGCTCATATTAATTATTGAAATATTCCTCTTATAAATTCATCTGCTTCTAATGCCCTACCAAATGTTACAATACCTGTTGCACTTGCAAACTTAATCTGGTCATTTGTAGGAGTTCCTGTTGTAAGTATCTCTCTTACCTCAACACCACCTCTTGTAAAGCCTAAACAACTCTTGCCTATCATATCTGCAAATGTAATAGTAGTTTCTCCACCTGCTGCCGTATCAGATTTCATATACACTTGACCACTTGCCGTTATTATCACACCATTTTGATTTATTGAAGTTCCTGAAGTTGTATAAGCACCTGAACCTTGTAAACCTACTGAATAAGTACCTATATCCTTATAAGGAGCATTGATTTGTAAACTTGTAAGATTACAATTTCCACCTATAATTACCAATCCATCTACCCCATTGTCAATAGCAAATTTAATTACTATTTGTGTTCTATTTTGTTGCGTTTGCAATAAGTATAAATAACCATAGTTTTCTAATGTTATTAATCCATCGCAATTCACACTCCAATTAGCTATGTCGTTCTTATATTCACGATAGTAAGCACTTGTTTGAGATGTTACTTCTTTCTGGTCTACATTAACAGAGAAAGAACAATTTGTTGAACAAGCAAAGGGAATATCAGTTGGTATTGTAGTTATTACACTAGCTACATTATTTCCTTGTGTATAAAAAGTAATATTTCTAGTACTTACATTTTGAGGATAGACCATAACAACTATTCTATCACTTGCAGATAATGCT